AGCCTTTGATGAACTTCCAGAACCAACCCAACTTGCACTCGAAAGAAAAGCAACCAAACACAATGAAGAAGTTAATCAAGCAGCTTCAAAGAAAACTTCAAAGTTCACATTGGCCGTTGTATATTGGCGAGGGATTGGAGCATACAAAGAAAACCCAGCATCAGTTCGTCCGAATGTGAATTCTGCTGAACAATGGGCGATGGGTCGTGTGAATAGTTATCTTCGAGCTTTAAAAAATGGACGTTTTCGAAGTGGAAAACACGACACGGATCTTTTGCCCGATGATCACCCAATGTCAGATCAAAAAAAAAAATCATTTGAAACACGTGGTTCGGTAGGTGACAAAGACCCAACCAATTTTCCAAATGATGGAGACAATCTTCAAGTATCCTTGAACAATAGTGAATATAGATTGTTTCCGCTTGGATATGCTCAAGACTTGAAAGACAATTGGCCCGAAATATGGAACAAGGGTGGAAACATTCTTGGCAATACACAATTCAATCGATTGATGCCAATTGCAAAACGTGAAAACAGAAAAGCAACCACGACCACAGAGGAAAAGGCAATTCGTCTTCGTGAAGCTTGGATGGCAAGACATCTTCGTGATTTTCGTTTGGCGGGTGTTGTGGCCCAAATCAAATGGCTCGGTATTGGATCACGTGGAACAGATCACATGAGGAATGTGATTGAAGCCGAAAAGAAAAAGATCAATGAAAAGAGAGAAAGGCGCGATTTCTGGCATGCAGAAGTAGAAAGAAATATCAAGCCAATCGAAAGACGGATGCAGCGAGTTGTTAAAAAATACTTGTCCGATGCAAGTGCTCGATATGAAGAAAGAATCAGATTACAACTGAACAATAACAAGACCGTCCAAATCCAGAAGGCGATTTTCGACTGGGCGGAGATCCTAGCAACTTCTCTTGAGTATGGATATGTGCTTGAAAGCATCGGAGAATTCCAATCGGCAATGTGGGAACTTTCAACACGTGGTGCAATGCGTGAACTATATCAGCTTGCAGGAATTGCAATGCCCGATGCATTAGTTGACACCGTTCAAGTTCGAAATCAAGTCATTCAACAAATGGCTAGACAAATCACCGATACGACATCAAAGTCGGTTCAAATCTGGGTGATGGATGGAATTGCATCAGGAAACAGTGTTGACGAAATAGCAGATGGAGTTCGTTCGATAACTGGTTTCAGTGAAGGCCGATCAAAGACAATTGCACAGACTGAAACCGGAAAGACATTGAACCTTGCAAGGCAAGCGACATGGGAGCAGATCAGTTCGGATCAAGGCATCACAGTTCAAAAGCAATGGATTGCTAGTCGAGATGAAAAGGTTCGAGATGAACACGAAATCCTTGATGGACAAATCGTTGGACTGAACGAAGAGTTCACAGTTGGAACTTATCATTCATTGTCACCGAGCGGTTTCGGTGTTGAAAAGATGGACATTAATTGCCGTTGCACTATGCGACCGATAATATAATATTCAATATGAGTTGTTATTCGATGACAATTTTCGGGAAACCGAAAGCAAGTGCAAGACCACGTCTTTCAAGTCGTGGTGCCTATCTTCCGAAAACAACACGACTTGCAAAAGAAAATGTTTCACAATGTGCGAAGAAACAACTTGGAATTAATACACCGATCACCGCTGCATGTAGTGTGCAGATCAAGTTCTATTTCGCTCCACCAAAGAGTGAACGGAAGAAAGGATTGGCAAATACCCCACGGAAGAAAAAACCAGACATTGACAATTTGATCAAGACCGTTCTAGATGGTTTGACGAAAGCAAAGGTTTGGTCTGATGACAATGTTGTTGTGGATATATCTGCGTGCAAGTTATATTCGGTTGATGAAACTGACGAAAGAACAGAAGTTAGAATTTCAACTATGGAAGGCTGAAATGACGATTGCATTGTGGTGTGCCTTGGGTGGACTAATTGTTGGTGGCGGTGCCGGTGCTGCAATAATGGCCAAAATCAGAAAAGAACCCGAACCGATTGTTGATGTAACTTCCGAAGCACAACAAGAAGTCATTCTTCAACTGACCGATCTTGACTTGGTGCAAGCACCATGTTCATCTGAGTTCATCAAGGAAAATAACAACCTGTTATGCCGTGAACTATTTTGCCGAATGCAACAACGTGGTATCGATGCACAAACAAGTGGTGCTGAATGTGAAGAAATAGCGAATGTATCGAACAGCATCACCATTTTCGAATACTGTTCCAAGCAAACCGAAAACCTTGATGAATGTCTTCGAGTTTTCCGCGAGCGAAAATAAGTTGCAAGCACATTATTCATCCAGTAGGATATGAGCAGGGATTTCTATGATCAGCAAAAGTCTTCAAATTACCAAGATCGAAAAGTCCGATGAAACAGTTCGCTTCATTGCAAGCACTGGGTCAACCGATCGTTATGGTGACATCATTGATCAAAATGGATGGGAGCTTGAAGCCTATCGACGAAATCCAGTTGTTCTTTTAAACCATCAAACAAATCAACTTCCAATCGGAAAAGGAACGGTTGAAGTTGTTGATGGCAATTTGATGATTGATGTTCAGTTCGACAAGGAAGACGAACTTGCACAGAAAGTTGAACACAAAGCAAAGAACGGTTTTATGCATGCCGTTTCAGTTGGTTTTAATCCAGTCGAAGCAATCAACCGATCCGAACTTCCAGAAGAGCACAAAGCATATTCAAAACGTGGTGGCAACTATTTCACCAAAGCCGAACTGCTTGAAGTTTCGGTCGTCACTATTCCTGCAAATTCCGAGGCTACAACAATGGGAACAAAGCAAATGGGTCTTCGTGGAATGATCCGTGAAATCCTTGTGCAAGAAATCCGACATATTCTTGAAGTTGAAGAACTTGATGATGCCTTCCGTGTCACCTATGCAAAACACGAAATGGAAGAAGAAGAAGAGGAACGTGTCTATCACGATGAAGAAGAAGAAATGAAAGAACACGATCCCGAACACGGTGATGACCACGAGAAAGAAAAGGGTGGTCATATGGACGAAGAAGAAGATCGTGAAATGGACGAAGACAAAGAAGAACAAAAGAGTTTTGATGCTCTTATTACCTTACTAGCACAGGAGCGAAGATGACAATCCGTCAAGATGAAAACATGGTGCGTGAAGCCCGAAAAGTGATCGAAGGCATTGTCCGTCACCAAAAGAATAGCGATGATCGATTAAGCGGTTTTGAAAGACAAGTTGAAGACTTAAAACTTTCAGTCCGACTTCTGAACGAATCAAGCTATAGAACCCAACCCGAAAACCTTGGTGATGAAAAGCATCTTCAAAACTTCATTCGAAAAGATGGTTCACTTCGTTTGTTTACCGAAAAGACTTTGACCGAAGTACCAAATCACGGATCTGTTCAAGTTGAAGAACGTGGTCTTTTCGATGCCGATACTCCTGCATGTGAATGGCATTCAGAATTAATGGATCTGTATCAAAAGAGAAGCCTTGCTCGATTAATGATGCGTGATGCAAATACTCCAAAGCTGAACCTTAAAATTCATAAGCATTTGGGATATGCTCCAAGCAACATCAAGCCAGCAGTTCAAAAGGCGATCTATGATGGTGCCGGTGTTGGTGCTGAATGGATTCCAGATCAGTTTCGTGCAGAACTGTATGAAGAGTTCATGATCCCTCGTGGACTTCGTGCATTGATGCCAGAAATCCCAATGGAGCGAAATACACTTTTGGTTCCAGTTTTGGATCGTGGCGGTCGTCCTTACATCAAAGGTCAAGTGACTTCCGATAACCCTGCTTCATACACTGCAAGCTCTATTGCAACTGCTCAACGATCAATCAGCATGACTGGTTTGGCATGTCGTTTCGTGATCGATGATGCAATTGCAGAAGATAGTGCAATCGCATTGATCCCAGCACTTCAACGACAAATCAGTCAAGATCTTGAAGATGCCTTTGAAGATGCAATGATCAATGGTGATAACAGTGCAACCCATCAAGACACGATTGCAACTTGGAACATTCGTGACCGATGGGGTTCAAGTGGTCTTGGTGGATCAGCAGATCACCGACGAGCATTCAAAGGACTTCGAAAGCAGTCTTTTGATCGAGGCACAACTGTCAACCTTTCAACCTTCTCTCAGTTGTCCCATTTCCTCAGCTTGGTCAAGCAACTAGGAGAGCATTCAGCAGCTGATAAGCTTTGCATTGCATCTCCTGAAATTGTTATTGCACAGCTTCTTGATCTTGATGAAGTTGTCACTCTTGACAAGTTCGGACCAGCTGCAACCGTATTGACAGGTCAAATCGGAAGTCTTGCTGGAATCCCGATTGTTATGTCTCGTTTCCTTTCAGCCGATCTTGCAGCAACTGGACTATATACCGGTTCCGGTTCAACTTCTGGAATGCTGATTGTCAATCCATCAAGCTACAATGTATTCATGAAGCGTGGAATTTTGGTTGAGCGTGACAAGGACATCACCGCAGGAGCAATCAACCTTGTTTCAACAATGCGTGCAACTCTTGATACTCTTGACGGTGCATCAACTAAGAACGTAGCTTTCGGCTACAACATGTCAGTATAAGGAGATTCACATGTCAGGTTTAATTCAAGTCCCAGTCTATGCCGATGATGCAGCAGCATCAACCGCAACAACTCGCTATCTTGCATTCGGTGATGTCTACCGTTTGAAA